CAAATACAGAGAGCATCTTCTAAACAAATAGAAGAAGTTGCTTTCAAATTGTTTGAAAATTACCTCAGAAAACTTTAATTTTATAAATAAGAAATCATAAGGAGATTCCTAATGGCAACAAATAAACTAATGGAAGCCGCAGCCGACATTCTTGCAGGAAGCAAGAGATCAGCATCTGGTGAACCAATGTATAAAGCCGATGCCGAAGTCGTAGATTTAGGTGGACCAACTAATCAGAATTCCAAACCAATGGATGATTCTGCAAAGATTGACGCCGCAAAAGCAATCAAAGGCAAGGCAGTCGCACCAACAACAAAACCGTCTGCTGCTTCCGCTAAGATGGAAGAAACAGAAGATGAAGATGATGTTATTGCTGAAATGCACGGTGATGAAGCCGAAGACAAAGCAATGATGAAGAAAATGAAAATGAAAGAAAAGATGAAAGAGGATGTTAACGCTCTCTTTGCTGACGATTCTACCATTTCAGAAGAATTCAAATCTAAAGTCTCTACAATTTTTGAAGCTCGTGTTGCTGACCGTGTATCACAAATTGAAGAAGAAACAGAAGAAAAATATGCTGGCATGCTTGAAGAAGCAGTTGAGTCTATTCGTGCTGACCTTACCGAAAAAGTAGATGACTACCTTTCATATGTTGTTGAACAATGGATGAAAGACAATGAAATCGCTATCGAATCTGGTCTCCGCTCAGAGTTGACAGAAGACTTTATTGCTGGTATGCGTAACCTATTTGCAGAACACTATATTGATGTTCCTGCAGAAAAAATCGACCTCGTTGACGAACTTGCTGGTAAAGTTGAAGAACTTGAAAGCAAACTCAATGAAGAAATCGAGCGTGCAGTTGACCTAAAGAAATCATTGGTTGAATCACGCAAAGTAGAAATGACCCGTGAAGTATGTGACGGTCTTACCGATACTCAAGTTGAAAAAATCAAATCACTCGCAGAGAGTGTAGAATTCTCCACAGAGGACGAATACGCACAAAAACTTGAAACAATCCGTGAGAACTATTTTCCTTCTAGCGCTAAGAAAGCAACAGAAGCACAACTACACGAAGAGTTTGTAGAAGAAGAGGCAAAGAAGTTCATTAATGATCCCTTCGTTGCTGCAGTATCTCAAGCTATTTCTAAAACAAAAAATTAATTAGTAAACCTCAAGGAGATAACAAATGTATTTGTCCGAAAATCTACAGAAAAAGTGGGAAGGTGTTCTGGATCATCCAGACCTAGCCCCAATCAAAGACCCATATCGTAAAGCTGTCACAGCAGTTATTCTTGAGAATCAAGCTCAAGAAATGATGAAAGCAAGCGGTGGTTATTTGAACGAAGCAGTTCCAACCAACGCAGCGTCTGCTGGTTTGGGTTCAAGTGGTGCAACAGGCTTCTCGAATGGTGCTACTGCATCAGGTCCAGTTGCCGGTTTTGATCCAATTCTAATCAGTTTGGTTCGCCGTTCACTGCCTAACCTTATTGCTTATGATGTTTGCGGCGTGCAACCAATGACAGGTCCTACAGGACTTATCTTTGCAATGCGCTCTACCTACGCAACTCCATTAGGTACAGAAGCATTCTACAACGAAGCTAACACAGGGTTCTCTGGTCTAGGTACCGCTCAAACTGCGTTGACAGTTGGTAATCAAACTGCTAACACATTCGTTGCAAACGGTGCAGGCGTTGCCGGTATGTCTACTGCTCTTGCAGAAGCATTGGGTGATGGTTCTAACACCTTTCAAGAAATGGCATTCTCTATTGAGAAAGTTACTGTTACTGCAAAGACTCGTGCTTTGAAGGCAGAATACTCAATCGAATTGGCACAAGACTTGAAGGCAGTTCATGGTCTAGATGCAGAAACAGAATTAGCAAACATCTTGTCTGCTGAAATTCTTGCAGAAATTAACCGTGAAATTGTTCGCACAATCTACTCTGTTGCTAAGACTGGTGCTCAAGTAGGTACAACTACTGCCGGTACATTCGACTTAGACACAGATTCTAACGGTCGTTGGATGGTAGAAAAAGTTAAAGGCTTGGCATTCCAAATCGAAAGAGAAGCCAATACGATTGCTAAAACAACTCGTAGAGGTAAAGGTAACATCATCATCGTTTCTTCAGATGTTGCATCTGCATTTGCGATGGCTGGTTTGCTTGACTACAACTCCGCTTTACAATCACAAGTTAACTTAACAGTTGACGATACTGGCAATACATTTGCTGGTACAATGTTTGGTCGCATCAAAGTGTACATTGATCCATTTGCAACTACAAGCGGAACTTCTGAGTTTGCAGTTGTTGGTTACAAAGGCACTAATGCATATGACGCTGGTATTTTCTACTGCCCATATGTTCCTTTGCAAATGGTTCGTGCAGTTGACACTGGCACATTCCAACCAAAGATTGGTTTTAAAACTCGCTACGGTATTGTTGCAAACCCATTCGCAGAAGGCACTTCAAAGGGTGCTGGTGCGTTGACCGGTTTGTCTAACAACTACTATAGAGCTTTTAAAATATCCAACATAATGTAATAATAGTAGTAAAATCAATAACTTACATTTTTTATAATAATAAGTAAGTTATCCTAAAAGAGGCCTCCTTAAAAAGAGGTCTCTTTTTTTTGGTGCATAAATACACATATGACAGCTACTAATAGAACCCCAAACAATCCAAACTTTCTACAACCGAATAAGTTTATTATTAACTTTGCTCGGGCACCTAGTATACAATACTTCTGCCAGTCAGTAAGTGTTCCTGGAATCTCATTGTCTGAAATTCCACAAAATACACCATTCGTTGATGTGTATGTTCCAGGTGAGAAAGCAATTTATGATTTACTTAATATTACCTTTTTAATTGATGAAGAATTAAAAGGTTGGATAGAGATTCACGATTGGATTCGTGCAATGACTTTTCCCAAGGAATTTACCGAGTATCAAAATCTTGGTAACCTTAACAGACAAGCATCTGCAATTTTAGCAGCAACAAGAAAACCACAATACTCTGATGCTTCAATTACAATATTGTCTTCAGCAAATAAGCCCTACTATAGATACAAATTATATGATTGCTTTCCAACAACATTATCCACCTACATTATGGGTGCGAATGATTCACCTGATACAGCAATGAGTGCCGATGCCACTTTTAGGTACAGTTACTACGATATAGAAAAATTGTTCTAAAAGGCTTGACAACTATTCCTTTTTAGTGTATCCTCCAATCAATAAAGGAGGAATTTTACCATGAAACAACTTGACGAGCTACTTGAGATGTGGCGTGCCGATTCTGAAATAGACAGAACAGAACCAGGCAAAGAGCTAATCAACATTCCCAAACTACACAGCAAATATTTGAATATACTTTCAAGGCATCGGCTATTGTCTAAAGAATCTGAGTTCAAGTATAACAAAATGAAGAGATTGAAATGGGAATACTATACAGGTAAATTGGATGATGACCAATTAAAACAGTATAATTGGGAACCATTTCCATATGTGTTAAAATCTGAGCTCACTACATACTTAGAGAGTGATGATGATATCAATAAACATCTTGCAAACAAAATGATGCATGATGAAATTGTTGATGTGTGTCAAAGTATATTAAAAGAATTACACAGCAGAACTTTTCAGTTAAAAGAATTTATAACCTGGGAAAGATTCATTCAAGGCGTATAAATGGCTGATTTAATTCTACATAAAAAGAATGAAGTCTATATTCAATTTGAGTGTGATAGAGGTATTGCACAAGAGTTGTCGGATTACTTTACCTTTTTTGTTCCAGGTCATCAATTCACGCCTGCATATAAATCTAGAATTTGGGATGGTAAGATTAGGTTAGCAGACCTAAGAAGTTTCACCATCTATCATGGTCTTGTTCCTTACATTGAAATCTTTTGTAAGGAAAGAGATTACATATTAGAGATTGATTCTGATGTTAATTCTACAGAAAACTTTTCATTAGTTGAAGCTAAAGAATTTGTTGACACACTTGAATTGCCACATGAGATTAGAGACTATCAGTTAAAGTCTTTTGTACAGGCAATAAGAAATAAAAGGATGTTGTTGTTATCACCAACGGCATCAGGCAAGTCTTTAATCATATACTTGATACTTTGCAAATTGCAGGCCTCTGAATACGGTAAAGGGTTATTGATTGTTCCAACAACATCTTTATGTAATCAAATGTTCACAGATTTTGAATCTTATGGATATGATTCAAAAACAAACTGTCATATAATATATGCTGGTCGAGATAAAAACACAGATAAATTTCTATCAATATCTACTTGGCAAAGTATATACAAACAACCTTCAGAATACTTTGAACAATTTGATTTTGTATTTGGAGATGAATGCTTACACCCCGACACTCTTATTAATATGTCAGACGGAACAAAAAAGAAAATCAAAGACATTATTGTGGGAGATTTGGTAGCTACTTTTAATGAGGTTACACAAACAATTGAAAGTAAGCCGGTGGTTCAACTATATCAAAACCTTTCATTCAACGAGCAGATGTATGAGATTGAATTGGCAAATAAGTCAGTTGTGAAAATCACAGGTAACCACAAAGTTTTGTTAATATCAGGTGTGTGGAAGAGAGTTGATGAACTTGAAATTGGAGATATTATAAATAGAGTTGAATAGATGTGTTTATAATAGAGGGTGCATCAATGCAAGGCGAAAAATTCAAAGAATTCTTTGTGTCGTTCAACAAAGAATCGTGCGGGCAATCTCTTTCAAAGACTCCAGAATTGTTTTTTGAAAGATATGGATTTCCTGAAATGAAATTCTTAATAGGTGATACTTATGAAAAAACTAGAGCTAATATATTTGAGTTTGTGTATGGAGCTGCATATTGCAAGTGCTGTGGAATAAAAATCAAAAAGATAATGCCAGGTTGGATTAGAGGTTGGTATACCACTTGTTCTGAACAATGCAGACAACAGCTATCGTCCGAAAGGCAGCAAGGAGCAAACAACTCATCTTTTAGAATGACGTTTGAACAGAGAGCAATTCAGTCAAAAAGATTGAGTGAAAAGGCTAAAGAAAATATAAGAACTGGTAAGTTCACCCCCAATACGAATAACTACAAAAACCAAAGACCTATTAAATGTATAATAAACGGTCAAACCACTCAAGTTAGAAGTTTATGGGAGTTGATATATCGGTTAAATCACCCAAACTTGTTGTATGAATCATTGCGAATTAGATACTACGATACAGTTAAACAAACAGATAGGATTTATATTACCGATTTTTATGATCCAGATACCAATACAATTGTTGAAGTGCGGCCTAAAGCATACCAACCACTTTTAACAGATAAAAAAAAGGCTGTTATAGAGCAGGGTTATTCATATCGTATTGTGGATGAAGATTATTTCAACACTCAAAAAACCCCAAAGATGTTAGAATTGATAGAAAGTGTTGTGTGTGATTATGAAGATGTTAAAGGAAGACTAAGATGGTTGAAAAAGGCTTAAAAGTTACAAACATTACCCCAATTTCATATAAGGGAAATGTACACAATCTTCATATTGAGGATAACCACAACTACTTTGCAAACGGTATTAACGTATCAAATTGCCACCAATTCAAGGCCAAATCGTTAACAACTATTATGACACAATTGGTTAATGCTAAATATAGAATAGGTACAACTGGAACTTTAGATGGGAGCCAAACCCACCGCCTTGTGTTAGAAGGCCTATTTGGTCCTGTTTATAAAGCAACATCTACTGCTGAGTTGATGGAT